GATTTATAGGAGCCGGACGCGCCATAGAGCATCGCCACGCCTTGCGCCGGTAGAAAGCCGCGAATGAGCCATTCGGGGTCGCCGACGCTATCGGCATAATCGTGCAGCGCCATGACATGCCCGCGCGGTCGCTCGACAGGCGCCGGGGCTTCGTCTATGCCGCCGTCCGATGGCTTCCAATCGTCGAGCCCCTTGAACCCGCTGAAGGCGTCGGCGTTCGTCTCAAAGCCTTTGCCTTTTGTGCCGTCCGTTTCTTCCCCGTATTCCGCAGCATTTCGGACCAGCGTTTCAAGCTCCCAATCCGACCATGGTGGCTGACAATGCGGGTTCCACCGCTCCCACAGCAAATCGAATGCCGTTGCCGGGGAAATTCCTTTGTCGAGAATGGAAGCGACGACCGCGAAAGCCAGGTTGTTGCCACCTTCACCTTGCACAGAAACCCGGCCGTTGGCGACATAGCTTTCCAGCAAATCCCCGCACCATTGAATATTGCGGGGATTGTCCGGCTGCAAAGGTCGGTCTAGTCCGTGCGCCTCTCCTTTTTTCCGTTCGGGAACAATGGCACGCACGCGCTCGGGCATTGGCGCAACTTCACCGTCGTGCAGGACAGTATATTCGCCATCAACGCGGCCGGGACCGGCGACAGTGCGCGAGCCGGGCAAGAGCAGATAGCCGCCTGATTTGACGGAGCCGTCGTCTTGTCGAATCCCTCCGCGCGTGTCGATATTCTTTGCGATGCGGCTCGCGGTTGTCGGACCTTCGCCTTTGAAATAGACGTGATAACCGCCCTTCGGCGAACGAACCTGAAGCGCCTTGCCGACAGCCGCCTTGATTTCAGGGTCGCCAGCAACAATCGCTTCCCATGCAGCAATACCGCCCGGATCGACGTCAAACCCGAAAAGGCCCGACGAACCCATAGCAATTGCCCAGTTGCAGTCGGGCAACAGCCGTTCCCACTCGGCGATTTGCGCCGGGTCGTTGCTGGCATCTTTCCACCCATGTTCGGTCGCGGGGTCTTTAGTCCCGGCAACAATAGGGAAAACTTTGGCGCCTTGAAGAGATTTGGGAAGGTTTAGCACGCCTGCAAATACTCGATAGCAGCCGCCAGCCGCGCAGGATCATCACGAAATGAACCCAAGCCGGAATTGCAATGCAGACAAAGCATTCCCCGGACTTTGCCGGTTTCGTGGCAATGATCCACATAGAGCCGGGTCGATACCGTTTTGCAAATGAGGCAGGACCAGCCTTGTTCTTCGATCATGTCAGCCTGTTTTTCAGGACTGATTTTCACAACATTTTTGGAATCTTTCGAATAGTAATATTTCGGGCGACGTTCATGGTCCCGACGCCATTGCTTGTGGCAGCGCACGCACGTTCCGGGCCGCTTGGCATACCGGATGCGCGATTGGCAATTTAGGCACGGTTTGCCTTCAATGGTCGGCTGCGATGTTTCCGCGTTGATTGTAAAGTCGATAGCCGAAAGCGTGATGACGCCTTTGCGCCGCCGCTTGATCGTAGGCGCACCATCGGGCTTGCCATCAAATGTTGAGGCTGATATACGCAGCATTGTCAATCCCGCAGTTTGATCCTTGAACCCGGCCTTCCCTCCAAAGAACGGCCGGGTTCTTCCTTATTGCGACGTTACGTTAGGTTCGTCAATCGCTATCTGACTTTCGGCGCAAATCTGCCAAAATCCGGGCTTCGACTTTCGAATAATCGACAACATGAATGACTGGCAATCGCTCCGCAGCATTGAACCGATGAAGGCGTGACGGCGGCATAACAGGAAGCGGATTCGGCCAACGGCCGGTGCGCGTTCCGAACGGCCCAAGTTTGTCGCCGCGCATGATCGCATCGAAAACGTCACGCTGATAGGGATAGAGCTTGGCGCGGATCGCGTGCCATGATGCCCGGCGAAGCGCCCGCATCATCTTTCGTCGATTGCAAGCCTTGCGCCACTGGCGCCGCGTGCCGAAATTTCGGCGGCTCTTTGGTTTCCTGGGTTTGATTGTCATAGGTCGAAAGCCTCTTTAGGCCGGTGATATTGAGAAAGCTTGTGCCTTCCCTCCGTCGTGTAGCTTGACCAGCCCGCAAACCCAGGATGGCGTCGGACGTTGAGCAGCGCGCGTGGCAATCGAGAATAGGCATAGGGGCGCGAGCCGGATGGCACGCTCAACAACAGGCGCACGGCAAGAAAATGATGCCCTACGGCGCAATCGGTCGGGATGACTGTCTGAAGCCATGCCGACAGCTTTTCAACCGCGCTGTCATCGCCTTTCGCGGCCATTTCGATTTCCGCCGACACGTCGGGCGGCGCAATGTCGCGCTGCACGTTGCCGAGCGATGAAATCTGATATTCGGCCTCCCCCGCATGGCGCCCCAGCTCTAGCAGGACGTCGGGATTTTCGATAAGGTGCGCCAGCGCGTCGACCGGCAAACGCTGGCTTTTCGACAACAGATAGACAATTTTATCTACCATAGGGTCGACAGGATCAAGCTTCAGCACCTTGCCTTTTTCAAGCTTGCGAAGCGCCCGCATCGAAACGCCGAATTTTTCCGAGATTTCATAAATGTTCATTGCTCTAGCTCCCATGACAAAATCGCTTTTGCCGCGTCTAGCAAAGTTTCCGGCGAATGATCGTGTGCCCATGCGTCCCCACCGCGCACCATTTCACGATAGGCGGAAACTGCCAACCGCAACGCGCTTTCGGCGTTCGAATCGTCGGTATAATCTTTCTTGTGACGCCAAAGGCTCAAGAGCCTGTCATAATGCGGCCTGCTGGATTCAATCCAAGCAATGATATGATCGACAGCGGTCATATGTATTTCTCCGAGATATAAACATGGCGAGTATCGGCAGGCAAAACCCGCTCGCGTGCCGTGTGAGGGTTGAGAATGGTCCGGCATTTCCCCATGCAACGGGAAAAGCAAGAGCCTGTATGATTGGTCTGGATTGTCGTTTCCGTCGCGCATTTTTCGCAAGCATAAATGCGATAGGCAACGCGCGGTTTCCAGTCAGGATTATTGTCAGCGTCGTGCTTATGCCGCGCCTCTCGCTGCTCGTCATTTTCCATACACAAATGACCGGCCGAATGACGATAGACGCGCTTGCCTATATCATGCGCTTGAGCATCGCCGAAAGCTTCGCGAAAGTCGCTGGCAATGCCGCTTGAGCCGCCGAGCGGATAAACGCAAATCGGGCTTGTGCGCAGCGACAGCCAAGGCCCGGCCTTTTCGATTGTGCCTAGCAGTTTCATGCGAAAGCCCTTTCCAGCTCGGCGAATTTTTCTTGCAATTCGCCGACAGTGAAAACCGCGCCGCTATGGTCGAAACAGTTTTCCCGCTTCGCGCAGTCGGCGACAGTTACGCCAATGATTGTATCGGGATCGCGCCCTAAGCCATCACCTAGCGCGACCTCGACAATGACATAAGGCTTTGCCTTCAGGCGATAGAGCCCGGCCCGTCGCGGCGTCATGAAATTGGTTCCGGTCACGACCTTACCGAAATCCCGCACGCGTTGCGCTTGGCCTTCATGCCTGCCGTGCGAATAGCCAACGTCATTTAGGGCGCGCTCAATGTCACCGCTGAAAAGCTTGTTCGCCATTAGAAATACTCCCCTAGCGTCATGTCCGCAATCGCGCGGCGCTTGCTATCGTGCCAGTCGGTCGAAATCTCGTCGAGCGCGTCAATATTCTCGCGCATGGCGTTTTCATCATCGCCAGGCTGGCAGTAAATTTCTTTGCCGTCATGATTGCGCCGCACGACCAGTCCGACGCGCAAAGGCGCATAGCTGTAATCGTCGGAAATTGCGATATAGCCGAGTGGCTTTGTGCAAACCCGCGCCATCAATTTTCCCCTTCGTATTCTTCGATAGTGTCGCCGTCGATCATTTCCGCTTGGAATTTATCACGGCACCGCGACAATTCAGCGGCGTGCAACGGGCCGAAAGGGATAAAATCCTGATTTTCGGTTTCGCCATTGCGAACGTGCGTAATCCAGATACCCCGTGCCATTATGCGACCCTCTCAATAGTCACGTCATCCCGATAAGGACCGACGCTGACAGTTGCCTTGAAACCGACCGGAACGCCATCGGCATAGAGCGTATTGCTAATGGCAGCGGCTTCAGTAGCGGCCCTATGTCCCCATTGCGTATCAAGCCCAGCGTTGGCTTTGATTTCGTCATAGACGGCCGAATAAAACGCATCAGCGGCATGATCGCGGCGCACCTTGGGATATTGCCCGGTGATTTCATATTTTGCCATTGCTCAATTTCCTTGCATAACTGGCGCGCAAAGGATCGGCGCCAATAAAATGATTGCCAAAATGGCATGAACGATAATGCGCGCTCGCATTAGAAAATAGGCCGCGCGATTTCAGCATTGGTATCGCTCATTCCGTCCGAAGCGGCGAGAGTGACACGGCGCGCGGCTTGATCGCCGGCCGGATAGACGCAAAGCTTATAGCGGCGACCGTGCGCCGCGTCATATCGCGTTTCAGCAATCAGACCGGCCGACGCGAATAACGAACGGAGTCTTGCCTGTGTTGCAGGCTTTCGGCCATCGGCCCAATCAGCGATTGAAGCAATGGCTTTTAGGTTCGCTTCAATCACGTCAAACCCATCGCCGCAAAAGCAATAGGCATTGCCAATTTTTACGACGTTATCGAGCTTGCCCGAATTGAAGCTATCGCGGATTGTTTCTTTGTGAATTTTCATTTCGAATCCCTCTCAAAGATTGCAATCAATCGTTGTCGCCGTCTTCGCTCCAATTGATGAAAAGGACGGTGCACATTCCGTAAGGCCGGAATTCGCTGCAATCCCCATGATGCGACGTGACACCGCGCACGCCGGTTAAACCGACTTCAGCCTTTGCGCGCTTCATAAGCTCACGCCGATAGGTGCGATTGGCCTTTGCATAATTGGCGCCGCCATCATATCCATAATGTGTTATTTCAGGCATATGGATTTTCGCACGGCGCACCCACGAATAATTCGCTTCGCCACCAAACGTGTCGGTATATTCGATATTGTGAATATTGCTCATTGTTCAATTCCCTTGCATAACTGGCGCGCACAAGATCGGTGCGAGCATGACGATTGCCAAAATGGCGAAAACAAAAGCGCGAGCCATTAGACGCGAATAGCCGAAAAGCGGACTTGTGCGCCCATTGTTTCGCTCGGGTCGAGATAGAAAATTTGCGAGCGCATATATCCCATTGCGGGTGCCGACGTGTCACAAGCATCGAATTCCGCTTCGAGCCTTTTAGCGACCGGCCTGTCGAGCAAGCCGCGCGCTTCGAGCATCGCATAAATTTCCGCCCACAAATCATTGCGAGCTTTCGGCGAGCGCGCGGCCTTGTGATATGCGCGAGCTTTGGGAGCGGTGAGAAAATCCCAGCGCGAAATTTCATACTGAATTGCCATCCCGAATCACCTTTCAAACTGGAATTCATCAACTAGGCAGGTTTATGAAGTTTAATAGGGAAGCCGTCAAGCGCATTTTTCGCGTTTATGTCGCTTTTCCGAGAAACTTCATAAACTGGTCTATTTCTCGCATTACCTGCCTTCATAAACTGGCACGCTCTCTTATTGCGTGTGCGCGGTAGAGACAAGCCCTAGCCGCTGCGCGTCTCGTCGCTACTCGCTTCGCTCGCTTAACGCGCCGTTCCGCTTCGCTAACCACTGCAACGCGCTCAATGGAGATAGAGAGAAAATTTTGAGAATTCCGGTTTTCGATTTTCTCGATTTTCGCCGCGTCGGTTTTCCCGGTCACTCGCTGGCCTGAAAATCCCACCGACGCGACCGGGAAAATTAGAATTCTCCAAATCGCTGCGCCTCATCGGTAGCAAACGCTGCGAAAATGCCAACGCCCACCGAAACGGTATGTATGAAATGTATCTTGCCGCTCGGCATTATCCCGGAGCTTGCGGAATTCGTCCGCGCTCACCCTGTCGCCGTCAATGAAATACCTGGACTCGCTCTTGTCGGCGGAATCAATCGGGCTGGTCGAAAGCATTGCAAAGCTTTTCATGGTCAAATTTCCTTTTCATAGCGCGAAGGTAGGCCGCGCACCGCGTCATAACGTCCGCTTGCATAGGCGAGCTTGTAATTTTGCGGAACGGCCGGACTATTCCGCTTGCCGGCCATACGGTCGGCGTAGCCTTTCCGATAATATGTCTCGATAGGGTCGGTCATGGTCAAATCCTTTTCAATAATGATATTTGTCTTTGAAAACGGCATTCGGAAAAATTGCCGCAAGCGCCGTTTTAATGTGCGCGTCATGACAACCATCAATGCCCGGCAAATCCTTTGCGGTATTTCCATAGCAAATGTCGGTAATTCCGACGCGATGGGCGATATCCCAGGCCGTGACGCCTTGCTGGATATCTTCACAAGCCCGCGCCTTTCCGTCGGCGAAGCGTGAACCATCAGCGAGAAAATCCGCCGCGAGCTTGCGGAATTGTTCAACTTGCGTGGAGTTAATCAAGGCCATTGCAAATTCCTTTCGAATAATCTTGCGCGTTGATAGCGCGGCCGAACGACATACCCGCGAGCATATCGCAATTCATGGCGACAATTTCGTTATTCCCATAATCGGAATAGACTTGGAGAATTTCGCGGTCTGTCATGGCGAGTTTATACCCCGCGCTCGCGATCAGCTCTTTGACTTCCTTGATTGCCTGCTCTTGCGTAACCATTTTCTTGCCTTTCTCTTCTGTCTGAAATGCGACCTTGCATCTAAATAGTTTACGAAACGTAAACTTGCAACTCATTCTCTTACGTAACGTCAACCGGCACGCGCACAAAAACAAAAAAGGAGGCTCGCAGGGTCGGAATTTTAGAGGGAGGGAGTAGCCTTCGTGGCGGGCAGCATCGACCGGGCCACCGGCTCGCGCTAAATATTTCTCCCCAAAAATGATCCCTTCCGTTACGGAAGCTTTCAGATTGATTTCCATTTTCCAGCGCACCACCCCGGACCCGGCCCGCTTCTAAGGCTTGAGATTGATTTCCATTCCTCTAAAGCACCACCAGCGGCCATAGCAGTAAAGGTTCCCCGCGGGTGCTTGGCGGGGGTGACGCCCCGAACCTGAAATAGTCGCCGGCCCTGAAGCCTTGTGACCGAGCCCGGTCTATGGTTGACGCAGCTAGACGCCTGTCCATTCTGCTGCAAAGAGTAGGAGGGCGCCGCGGGTTCAAATCCCGCCAAGGCTTCAGGACCGCCCCTCCCCACCATTGACCCATTACGGGACAGCGCGCGGCCGGTAAAATGCTCTTGACGAATTGGAGCGATGGCTTATTCATATTCGAAGGCGGACGCTGACAGACCGGAATGACGCCTTAAATTAACTGCATAGTCTGTCGATCAGCCGGGATGAAAATCTCTTCTGGATCAGCGGTGGCCGGGGCGGTAAATCCGTCTCGGCCATTGTCCATTTTGCGGGAGTGAAATCGTGAACAGACATTGGCAATTCATCAACCGCCACACGGAAACCGAAAAACATTGGTGGCGGCTGCGCTTGAGCACGTCGGCGGTTTACCGGACCTACGGCGCGATGCTCTCAACGGGCGGTGGCGGATATGACGAAAGCGACAAGCCGCACAATATCCTGACCCTCGCATTCGGTGGCCGGTATCTCGGGCTGATTTTGCCCGGCTGGATCAAGCCCTATACCCGCACGAAATTCTATACTCCTGACGGCCACGACACACCCCGGCCCTATACCGAAACCTTCAGGCGCGAATTCGGCTTCAGGGCCGGCGACGGTGCAATCCATTTCCACTATGGCGAACAGGTCATGGAGTGGCCCGGCGACAAATCCAAAGTCTGGTTCTACCCATGGAGGGAAACCACGCACATTCGCCGTTCCCTCTATGACGAAGCCGGCGCGCTGTTCGCAACCTTCACCGACGACAAAATGTGGGGTGACAGCTACGAGGCGCGCAAGGCCATTGAAGCCGCCTGCCCGGTCAAGCTTTTCCTCTTCGCCGAAAACGACGGGGATTTGCGTGTGGCGCAATGCCGGATCGAAGAACGCGAATGGCGGTGCGGCCGGGGATTGTGGCGCTGGCTTCTGGCATGGAAGCCCAATATGGTGCGCCGGTCGCTCGCCATCGAATATTCCGATGAAGTCGGGCGCCGCAAGGGCTCATGGAAGGGCGGCACCATCGGGTGCGGTATCGACATGGAAAAAGGCGAGATTCCGATTGAAGCCTTTACCCGCCATTGCAAAAAGGAAGGGCTGCGTTTCATCGCCGACGTCACGGAGCTGAAAAAGACCGACCTTTGCCAAGACCTGACTTTCGCGCAAATCGGCAAGGCCATTTCGTCGCTCGGGCTTTTCTGGCCGGATATGTGCAAGCTGGTGACACGGATTTACCGCGCCGGGCTGGTGCCTGTTTTCGACAAGGAAAAGGCCGTCATGAAAGCGTGGCCGGCCGGACCCGTCAACGCCGTGCGAAAGGGCGACGTCATCGACATGCCCCAGGACGAAGGCCATGCGCCTTTCGAGCCCGGCACGGTTGCGGCCATGATGGCAGACGGTCAGGTCGAAGGGCAATGGGGCAGCGATAGGGTCGTGACCGACGCGCAGTTTCAAACCATGGTCCAAAGCGCCGCCGCAGATGGAACCATCAACGCCGCCATGCACGAAGAATTCGAGGCGCGCGGTTTGGACACGGCTTTCATTCCGGCGCGGCCCCATGCCGAACAAGAAGAAATGGCGGAACGCATTCGCACGGTGCGGCAAGCCGACACGAAAAGCACGGCAGGGCGCGCGTCGATCAAGAAATCTCACCGCGGCGAAGGGGAGAATTTCATTGACTGACAAGCGCGAAAGCTCCGTCATCGACCATATGAGCTATGACCCGGCAACCAAACAGCTCGACGTCACCTTTCGCAAGGGCGGCGCGCGCTGGCGCTATTTCGGCGTGGATGAAGACGTGGCCGATGGCCTTCGGAATGCCGACAGCCAAGGCGCGTATCTCAAACGGCACATAATCGACTGTTGCCAGTCGAAGAAGCTCGACGACCGCCACGAAAGGCTGTAAACTGGCGCCGCAAGAAAGGAATAGGCTCATGAAAAGCAAGCGTCCCACATATGACGAACGCCGGGCTAATTATTACGGCCATCAAGGCGCCAACCTCGCATCGCGTGATGAAATGCTTGAGAAGCGCGGAGTTAAGAAAGGCACGCCCAATTTGCCAAAGATGGATGCCACGCATAAAGGAGCTGAAAAGCGGCTTCGTCAAGGTGACGCACACCGCAAGGCATTCGACACCATTGGCAAAAACAAATATTGACGGCGCCGCGAACCGGCCCTAATCAGGCTCGGCACGCAACCCGCAAATTGCCGCATCGAAACCCCGTCGTCCCATTATGGAGCGGCGGGGTTTCTTTTTGGCGGCTGGACGTCTATCGGGATTCCGATACACCTTGGCGGGAAGGAGAAATCATCATGGACGCACCATTGACCTTGATTGCGCTGCTCGGCGCGCACGCCTATTTCGACTATGCCGGCCAAGGTGACTTCATGGCTCGGGCAAAGAACCAGCTTCAGGAAATCCCCGGCGTCCCGTGGTATCAGGCGCTCGGCGCTCATGGGCTCATTCATGGAGCCGCTGTCGCGATCATCACCGGAATTTGGTGGCTGTGCCTTCTCGAAATGGTCGTGCATATTTTCACCGACAACGAAAAATGCTTTGCGCGGATTTCCTACAACACCGACCAGGCAATCCATATCGCCTGTAAATTTCTGTGGTTCGGGATTTGGTGGTTCATGCCATGAGCGTCACCATTGACATAGGCCCGAACCTTCTCATGGTGTTGGGCGCCGCCGCAGTGCTGTGGTTCATTTTCAGGAGCGACAAATGATCGAAGCAATCGAAAATCGCATCGCCGAACTGAAGCGCAAGTTTGCCGCGCGCAAGGGCAAAAAGCCCTATCTGAAAAATTGCGAAGAACTTCAGACGGAAATCGACCGTCTCGAAAGCGTCCTCGCCACGCACAAGGCGAAACATTGAAGGGCTTGCGATATGTTGATCAGCGGAGAGCCTTGCCCGAAATGCGGCGTGCGGCCCGACGTGGCTTGCGCGCATAGGCCAGCCGACGAAACCTGGACAGGTCCGCCACCTTCGAAACCTGATAAGCGAAGAGAGCGAGATTTTACAGGTCAAGGCTATAATTTTGGGTCGCGAATTTTAGTTTCTGGCGGTGGAGCTTATCCCGTCAAAGGAGCAAAAATCAAAGCTATGAAGAGGCATAAGTGATGGGAAAATATGAAGGTCCGTGCAGCGAATGCGGCAACCGCAAAAATGACATGGCAAATCCCTGCTTCTGTCCGGGCGGACCCATTCCGCCGAGCGCGAAGGTTTCCAGCCTCGCCGTCGCCCGCTTCGACAAAATTCCCGAAGCGTCGGGCCATGAGCCGTCCGCGGCGCTCGAAAAGGCGCTGGCACATTTGCGCGACCCGGACGAACCCGACTATGACCACGCAATCGTCATTCTCGGGCGCACGCCTGAAGGCGGCGGGTCGGCCGCGATTTGGTTTCAGGCCGGAAAATATGAATATCACGCGCAAATGGGCTTGCTTTTCGAAGGTGGGCAGATGATCCGGGAGAACGGCTAAATGCCCCGCTGGCCCGGCCCGCACACCCCCGCGCGCACCGAACCCTATACAGAAACCGAATTGCTTGATATGCGTCGGGACGGCGACCCTGTTTCCACCATCATGCAGCGCGCAAAGCGCCTGAATGGCTGGGACAGGTCGAAAGTGCGGGAAATCCTATTTGGCGATTGACCCGACGTAAAATTGTTTCTAAAGCGCGTAAATGCAAAAGTGGCTCAACCCTTCTGGAACGGGCACATATTTCGCTTGGCGGAACATGCGATCGCGTTGTTACAACTCCAACGACATTGGGTTTGCCAATTATGGCGGGAGGGGGATTTCCGTTTGTGATGCGTGGCGGGATAACTATGACGCTTTCGTAAGTGACATGGGTCTACGACCGCAAGGACTCACACTTGAACGCATTGACACAAACGGGAATTACGAGCCGGGGAATTGCCGGTGGGCTACGAGAGTTGAGCAAGGGCGAAATCGCCGCACCAACACTTTGATCGTTTTTCAAGGGCAAGAAATGCCGCTTTCAGCTTGGGCGGAAAGGCTTGAGATAAGCCCGGAAACATTGTTGGACCGTCTCGGAAAAATGCCGTTGGATAGAGCAATGACCAAAGGGCTTTTAGTGAATTGGGCCCCAGGAAAACATGGAACAGTTTCCACATATTCCCACAAAAAATGTCGGTGTGAAAAATGCGTAATGGCGGCACGAAAATACAAGCGCGATGCATATCATAAGGCTAAAGCAAATGCCAAACGATGAAAATACTCCAAGGACTGACTTAATTTCAGTGAGGCGAAATGTCGATGGCTTGCCTACGATCAGTCCTGAAACGTATCAGCACGTAGGCCGCTATGCCGGGGCCGTAGTCATGTCTGTTTTTGAACAGATTGGTGGCGTAAAACGCATGGCGGCTTGGGCTGACGCAAATCCCACAGACTACTTTACAAAAATTCTCCCGAAAATGATTCAGCGCAGTCAGCATGTGGACCATTCTGGCACAATCACCATTGATGACGCGATTACGCGGCTAGAAAAGAATGACGAGCCTATTGACGCCGAATATGAGGAAGTGCCACAGGATTACGACCTTTAGTGCAACTTGCGGGAGTGTGTGAAATGTCCAAGCTTGAAGAAATTATGCGGCCCATGAGCGAGGCGCCGAAAGACGGAACAATCGTCATCGCTCGATTCCGTCAGTGGAACGCCTCGCGCAATCCCATGGACGGTCAGGCGACCGATTTTGAGTGGCAACCCGTCTGGTGGATGCCCGACAGCAAGGGCCGCAATCCGCGCTGGAAACGCTTCGGCCATTTGGACAGCACGGCCTTTGCCGACCATTTCGTGACCGTGGCCGAATTCGCCGCCAATGGCGAAGATCATCAACCGCAGCCGCGCCGAGCGGCCGAACCCGAAGAGGCGTATGACCTATGAAAAAGGAAGACTTGCCGCCCGACCAATACGCGGCCCGCGTGCTCGCAGCGGAAATGGCCGCAAATCAGCGCGCCATCGACGAAGCAATGAAAAAAGGCGACAATGACCTTATCGTCGAAGCGGCCACAAAGCAGGCCATCGACTTCAAGGAAAATCTGCCTTTCATCATTTACGCACTGAAGAAATTCGGCGGACTCAATCCGCCGATGCCGGTTCCGAAAAGCCAGCTCCCGACGCTCGCCGACGAGCTGATTGGTGAAGCGCCGAGCCGCGTCATGGGCGCGTCCGGTCTTGCGGTGGTCGCGGCCACGCAATGAGCTTCAATCCGCAGCAAATCGCGAATGACTATCGGATTTCCGTCGATGAAGTGCGGCAACGCTGGCTTGCACATCGCGTTGCGGTATGGAAATCCGATTTCAAGCGATTTGCGCGGGACGTCATCAAAATCCGAACGAAGAGCGGCGAGCTTGAGCCGCTGAAACTGAATTCGGCGCAAGAAATTCTCCACGCCGCCGCCGAAGAAATGCTTGCCGATGAAGGTTGGGTGCGCCTTGCCGGCATGAAGGGGCGCCGACAAGGTTTCTCGACTTATGTCGCCGCGAGAGGATATTGGAAAGCAACCCTTTTCAACAGGCAGAACATTTACATTCTTTCGCATGAAATGACCGCGACAGGCAAACTGTTCGACATGGTTGCGCTCATGCAGGAAAAGCACCCGTTCCCGCCGATCGTCGGCGCCGACAACGCGAAAGAGCTGGAATTTCCCAAGCGAGGCTCCACCTATACTTGCGCGACGGCCGGGCAAAAGGCTGGTGGTCGTGGGGGCGGCGTCAGCTTCTTCCATGGTTCCGAAGTCGCATGGTGGACGAACGCCGCCGATCACTTCTCCGCGTCCGTGCAGGCGGTCGACGAAGTGCGCGGCCGATGGGGCGTGCTGTGGAAGCGGCCCGAAAATCCTTTGCCGTTCGAAATGCGCGGTCCGGCCGTCATTGAAGGATGGGTGGTCGCCCCGTCTGAAATCTGGCTCGAAACCACGTCGGCGGGTCCGACCGGCGAGTTTTATCAGCGATACGCCGACGCGCAGAAGAAAATCGGCCGCTATCGCGCCGTCTTTGTGCCATGGACCGCGCAAAAGGAATATACCGAAGACGGCGATTTCATTCCGAGCATTGAGCCTGAAGAAGAGGGCGAAATGGCGGAAGCCGAATATCAGGCTTTGCACAAGCTCACCAACGGGCAAATGCTGTGGCGCCGCAACAAAATCATTGAGTTGGGTTCCATCGGCAAATTCCGCCAGGAATATCCCATTGACGTCACCGAAGCGTTTTCGTTCGCCGACGTCGAAGGAATCTATATCAAGCCCGTCATTGTGCTGCGCGCCCGTAAGCGCGTTTATGACGAAATCCCCGACGCGCCGCTGATTATCGGCGTCGATCCCGCGAGCGGCGGCGGCGACAGGTTCGCGGTCGTGTGGCGCCGCGGCGACGTCTGTTTCAAGTATGAGACGCGCAACAAGATCGAGCATCCCGAAGCCGTCGCATGGCTGACCGAAATTATCGACGAATGGAAGCCGGCCAAGGTCGTCATTGACCGCGGCAACATCGGTTCGGCGATCATTTCGACTTTGCGCGCCCAAGGTCCAAAATATGCCGCCGTCATCAAAGGCATTGACTTCGGCGGCACATCCAAGGCGAAGCTCGCGAACAAGCATCGGTCGGGTCCGTGGAACGTCCGCGCCGAAATCTATCAGCGACTCCGCGAATGGCTCATGCAGGGCGGGATTATCCCCGACGAAGACGAGCTGGCTTCCGACATTTCAGCCGCGAAGCAGAAGCACCGCGCGAACAACGATTGGCTGCTCGAAAGCAAGTCCGACATGAAGGCACGGCAAATCCGCTCGCCCGACCTTGCCGACGCGCTGGCGCTGACCTTTGCCGTCACCGAATTCTTCGAAAGCTGGTCGAAGCCGCACAAAAAAGGTGGCTGGGAACAAGGGACGGAGCCCACGGAAATGCTGGGTCACAACGGAGGGCCACCCCTTGACGATGTGGGCTGGGGGCAAGGTAACTCAACATCGTGGATGCAGTAACTCATGAGTTTGCGAGAAGCCTTTATTGACGCTGCAATGCAGCAAGACACCGACGAGTGCATTCTTTGGCCCTTTGCCGTGCGAAAAAGCAGCGGCTACGGCGCACATAGTTTTTATTTCGAAGGGAAGAATACCAATATAGATGTGCATCGCTATGTTTGTGCTCGCGTAAATGGACCGGCCCGTAAAGGGGAAGAAGCGGCACACAGTTGCGGACAGAAATTGTGCATCAATCGACGACATATTCGATGGGCTACGCACTTGGAAAACATGAATGACGCTAAGGCGCATCAAACTTTGAAAGGCGGCGGGCGAGGCAGACAACGGTTTTTCGCCGCGGAATTACGCGACCTTAGGACGTCTGGCGCGAGCCATATTGCTCTAGGGGCGAAATATGGTGTAGAGCCTGCATATATCGGGAAGCTGCGTAGGGGTTTACGGCAATGAGCGGTCTTGTCACAAATTTGGCTCCCATGGGCCGGACAGTCAATTTCGAGCGCGGGCCGAAAGTCCCCGACGATTTCGACACCGAAGCTGACTTCATCAACGACATGCGCGAAAAATACGATTTCGGCATTGGATTTGACGAGCACAACATCAACGCCGGCCGCGACGACGCAAAATTCGTGGTCGGCAAACAGTGGGACGAACGCACCGAAGCGAAGCGCAACCGCGCGAACAAGCCCACGCTGGTCTTCAACCGCTTGATGGCCTTCGTTGCCCAAATCATCGGCAACCGCCTCGCGAACGAAACCGACATTCGGGTTTATCCCGACAACGGCGGCACCAAGGAAATCGCCGAAATCCGCGAAGGCATTATCCGCGCGATTTACAAGAATTCCGAAGCCGATTTCGCCCGCGACGAAGCCTATAAATATCAGGTCATCGGCGGGCGCGGAGTCTTCGCCCTGACCATCGACTATACCACGAACGACGTCTTCACGCAGGAAGCCAAGCTGAAGGCTGTTCGCGACCCCTATTCGGCCGTTTTCGATCCTCTCGGGCAGGAACCGAGCGGCGGCGACTGCGAATGGGGCTTCCTGACCGACGAGCTGCCGACGACCACATTCAAGGCCAAATGGCCGAAGGCGAACGCGACTTCGTTTGGCGGCAAGGCTTACGCCGGGGAATATTGCGGACCTTGGTATGACCAAGACACAATCCGGGTCGTGGCCTATTGGCGCATGGTGACGGAAGGGACGAAAATCTATGCGCTCATGCTGGACGGCACGGTCCAGGACGTCACCGACAAAGAAACCTACGAGTATGTCAACGATATTGCGACCCGCGAGGACGGCACCGCGTATATCCGCGAAGTGCCGAACCGCTTTGCACAACTCTATGTGTGCTCGGGCGAGCAAATCCTTGAAGGGCCGTATAACTATCCCATGTCGTCAATCCCGATTTACCGGGTGCCGGGCTGGGAAGTCGACGACGGCGAAAAGGTCTATCGCTGGGGCTTGGTCCGGTTCCTCAAAGACCCGCAACGCCTGCACAACTATTGGCGCTCCGTGCTCGCGGAACAGCTCATTGCGGCGCCGCGCAACAAGTGGCTGGTCACGGCCGACGCGATCAAGGGTCACGAAGCGAAATGGCGCATGGCGCCCACGGCCGACGATCCGTTTTTGTATTACAATGACGGCGAAACTGCTCCGGTCAACATTCCGCCGCCCGGCATTGACGCTGCCCTGATTACCGAAGCGGGCGCCGCATCGCAGGACATGAAGGATATTTCGAATATCCATGAAGCTTCGCTGGGGATGCAGGGCAACGAAGTCAGCGGCAAGGCGATCCAACAGCGCCAAATGATTGCCGACGTCGGGACGTTCATTTTCACCGACCGGCTCAATCTGGCCGACATTCGCTGCGCGAAAAATCTCAACGAAGTGACGCCGTATCTTTACGATACCGTGCGAATGGTTGCCACGCTCGGGCGCGACGGCAAGCGTCAAATGACGACCATCAACCAGAACCAGCAAACCGACGTGACGCTTGGCAAATACGGCATCACCGTCAGCGTTGGTCCGTCGACCGTCACCAAGCGTCAGCAGTCCGCCGAGCAAATGGGCGCGTTCATGAACGCAATCGGTCCGGCCGCTGAAAAATATCTCGACCTTTTCGCCGAAGCGCAGGATTTCCCCGGTTCCGACCAGTGGGCGAAGCGCGCGCGCCTGGCTTTGCCGGCCGGCACCATTCCCGCCGACGAGCTTACGCCCGAAGAGCAACAGCAACAGCAGCAATCGCAGGAAGTGCAGCAGCTCCAAATGCAGCTCGCGCAGAAGGAACAAGAGGCGAAAATCAACAAAATGCTGGCCGACGCCGAAAACGCTTCGGCGCGCGCAAATCTCGCGCTCGCTCAAGCCTACAAGGCGCGGCTCGACGGTCAGGCCCGTATGCTCGACACGGAAAGCAAGGTGGAAGACCGCGACCACAGTCAAGTCATGGACGTGGTTGAACAGCATAACAAAATCATTGGCGAAGATCGGGCTTTCGACGCCAGCGAGGATGAACGCAGCAAGCCCAAAAACCCGGAGAAAAAAGACAATGCGAAAAAGTAAATTTGGGGCGCTGCTCGCGTCCACCGCCGTCATGGGAATTCCCATGTCGCCTGTCGAACGCAGCATGGGGCGGCTCATGCGCGCACCCGACGCGCACCCGGCCAAAGACCCTATCGAAGCCATGATGGAAGACGATGGCGTCGAAGGTCAGTGGGGCGGCGAGGACGCCGAAAAGGCGAAAACTCCCGAACCCAAAAAGGCGGCGCCGAAAAAGGAAGCGGCGCCGAAGGAACCCGTTGACGAAGGCGGCGAGGAAGAAGAGGATGATGCCGAAGGGGCAGATTCCGATGACGAAAACGCCGAAGAAGACGGGGAAGAAAAGCCGAAAAAGCAAGGGCTCTCGGCTAAAGAGCGCATCCGTCAGCTCAACCAACAGCTTCGCGAAGAGCGCAAAGCTCGGGCCGAAGATCGGCGCACTTTCGACGACCGATTCGACCGGCTCGAAAAACGCTTGTCGGGCGATGAAAAGCCGGATAAGAAAGACGAACGGGTAAAGCCTGATCCGAACGACCAGGAAAAATATCCCTTCGGCGCTCTCGACGACCGTTATGTCGAGGACATGATTGAGTATCGGACCCAGGAGGGTCTTGAGAAAATCATGACGGGACACCTGCAACGTCAGCAGGACGAGGACCAGCAGGCCGAGAATGACCGCATTATCGCGGACCTTCGTCAAAAAGCCGACACGCTGGCCGAGAAGGGGGCCGAGCAATTCGACGACTATCTTGACGTCGTTGTGAAGCCCGCGATGCAGGGCGAATTTCCGCTGACGCAAGACACCTTCGAAGCCTGCGTTGAAGCCCATCACGGTGCTGCTATTCTCCGCGATCTTGCGACCGATCATGAGGAAGCAAAACGGGTCGCGGCGCTGTCCCCCTATCAGCGGCTCCGCTATGTCTTGGACAAGGATGCTGAAAAGGGCGGCAAGCCGAAACCCAAGCTTCCCAAGGCAGGCGCACCCCCGGCCGACGCTCCGCGCGGCGCTCGGGGCAAATTTGAAGTCCCGGACGACACCGACGATTTGGAGGCGTTCGGCCGGAAATTCGACAAGGCTTAGTCGACGCTCGGGAAACCCCGACCGTCAAATTTAGAGAAGGAAGGGGTTTCCCATGGGTGCAGTTTCAGCCGTTCAAGCCAAGCTGGTTCTCAACAGCTTTGCGCACGTCCTGCAAAACAACATGGTTTCGGCGACCGCCGTATCGTGGAAGGAGCACGACAAGGAATTCGACGACCGCAACGCCCTGAAGGTCGTTGAACAGATCGCGCCGCAATACACCATCACCCGCACGGAAAATGGCGTCAAGAATTTGACGGGCGGAACCGATGGCAGCGTTTTCGGCGGCGAGCTGTTCGAAGTGACCGGCACGTTCAACGCGAACATGGGCTGGGGCGATTTCGTCAAAATCACGACCGTGGGCGAAGCTCGCGAAAGCAAGGCGCTCATGGGCGCGGCGCTGTCGCTCGCGCAGCAGATCGACGCCTATATCCTTCAGCGCGCCGTGCTGGCGGGCAACAACTGGACCGGCACCGGCACCGCCAACGTCTCGGCCAGCATCGAAGCGGCTGCGATCAAGGCGCGCATGATGGAAGAAGGGGTGGAAGAAACCGACCTGTCCTATATCATGAATTATACCGATGAAATGCTGCTCGGCGATCAGGTCATCAAGCTTCCGGCACCGGACGGCATGGCGACTTCGACTTTCCGCGAAGGTTTCAGCGGCAAGATGGGTGGGATTCGGACGCTGTTCACCAACCAGCTTCCCATCCTGACGGTCGGCACGCGCGTTGCTACCGCCACGGTCCAGGTCGACGGTGCAAACCAGAACAAGGATTATGTCGACGTCGCCAACCAGACGACGGCGAACGGCCTTTACAACACGCAACTTCTCAACCTGAAGGGGCTGACGGACGGTCATACGATCCTTGCCGGCGAAACGCTGACCATCAACGGCGTCGGCGCCTACGACAACCGCAAGCAGGGTCCGGTGACGCCTGCGCGGTCGCTTCAGCTCACGGTCGTGACCGGGGCGACGGCGGCTGGCGGTGGCCTCGCGCAAATCCGTGTTTTCCCGGCGATCATCGTTCCGGGTTCCGGCGCGGGCGACAACATCAACATCAACACCGCCCATGCGACCGCCACCGCGGCGCCGGGCAACAGCGCACCCGTCACCTTCATGGGTGCGGCCGGCACGACGCTTTCGCCGCGCGCGCTGATCCAGAAGGATTCGGTGGAAGTCAACACGGCTCCGCTGATTATGCCGGCGAACGCACCGGACGCCATGCGCCGCAAGCTGACGAAAATTCCGCTTTCGGTTCGCATGTGGCCGCACAGCGATTTCAATACCGGCGTTCATGGGGTGCGTTTCGACGTCGCCTTGAACGTGAACGTCCGGGATCGTCGGCGCACTGGCCGCTTCAACGGCGCCTAACCGCGCGCACCGCCTGTTTCTCCGGGTGAAGGTGGTTGAAGACCCCCGGTCAATCTTACGGTTGATCGGGGGTTTTTAGCCTAAAGGAAGGTGAAAAATGTCTTCGCGCGTTCGCACTCAATATCGAGCCACCCCGGTTGACGTTAACGGGACGTTTTCGAGCAACGGCCAATCGGTCGGGGCATTCATTGCCGCAACGGCAGGCTCCATCACCATTGCCACGGTCGGGACAGGCGCCCGCACGGTCTTGCCGACGACGCCGGTTGCGGCGGGCCAGCGGCTTGAGCTGGAAATTCTCGTCGAGCAAGCGCAAGGCTACACGCTGGTGTGTAGCGGCGGCGCGAGCGGAACGGTTCTCGTCTGACCGAGCTTTTGCGGGTGCCTGTCATTTTCTAGGAGAAAAGGAATGTCGAAACGAACGGATTTGTTCCCCGGCTGGTTTTTTGGCCCCGGTGGCGCATCGCAGCTATGCGAAACGGAAGCCGACGTGCCGAAGGGCTGGACGGACAATCAGGCCGAAGCCCTTGCCGACAAAAAAGCAAGCGACAAGCCCGCCACGGAAAAGCCGAAGACCGAAGAAACCGCGAAGCCGGCGACGAAGCCCGCCGTAGCGGTTCCCGCGTCGGCAAATCCGCTCGGCGAAGCCCGCAAGGCTTACAAGGCCGTGACCGGCAAGGGCGCTTCGCCGAAATGGGACGCCGCCACGATCAACGACAAGATCGCGGAATTCAAGGCGTCGAGCCAGGAACACGACCTTTAAGGCAAAAATAGATGGGGATTTCTCGTGACAACTTTGCAACCGATTATCACCCAAGGGTATCGCGAGCTTAATCTTGTCGCGGTCGGGAAATCCCCATCGCCTCTTCAGGTCGACGAAGGACTTTTGCTGCTTCTCAACGTCATCGACGTGACGATTTGCGGCGATGCTGGCGAAAATCTCCGTGACTGGCCTCTTGGCGACTTCGGGCGCCAGCCTCTTGAGCGGTATAATCTCGCTCTTCAGTGCTACCAGAACCCCCGCATCAATTGCCGGCTGATCGCGACCAACGAACAAGCCATGACCGTCTATTTGCCGGTGAAGCCGAGCGACGGCACCGTCATGGCGATTGTCGACCCCTTCAACCGCCTGTCGGCCGTGCCTGTCACCCTTGACGGCAACGGGCGCACGATTGAAGGCGGGCAAAGCGTGCTGCTCGACCTGGACGGCACCGACCGCAAGTGGCTCTATCGTGCCGACCTTGGCACATGGGTGCGCCTGACCGAATTGGCGATTGGCGACGAAATGCCGTTCCCGAAAACGTGGGATTTCTTTTTCTCGATTGAGCTTGCCTTGCGTCTTTCCGGCCGCTCGGGCCGCGCGATCACCGCGGCGACGGCCACGGTCTATAAAAAGCTCCGGGAGCGTTTCGTGAACAAATATTTGCAGTCGGACATTCTCGACCGCGAATGGAGCTTCGACCGTGAATTCATGTCCACGCAGGCATATCAGCAGGGATGGGATAGCGGCTCGACCGTCGCCTTTAATGAAGGGGGCGCTTGGCCGTGGTAAACATTCCTGTCGGCCGGTCGACCTTCAAGCGCGACGTCGCCCGTTCGGCGTCCATTGCGCTGCTCAATCGCTTCTTCGAACAAAACCCGGTGCTCAATGCGAGCGAGGACATGCCGGCGCTGATCGCGCGCCCCGCGATGAAGAAATGGCAGGAAGTCGGAACCGGCCCGGTGCGCTTCACCTTCGACGAGCCCGGCACCTTCGACGATGACCTTTTTGTCGTCAGTGACGCAAGCCTCTATTCGGTCAGCTCGCAAACCGGCGCCGTTACCTTCATCGGCGTCATTGGCGGCGCGAGCGGTATCAGCATGGCAGCGGTTGGGAATATCGGCGTTACGCCGGAACGGCTTTTCATCGCGAATGGCGGTGTGCTTTGGGTTTACACCAAAGACGGGCAGGCCCGCGGCACGCTGACCGCAACCGGCGTGATTTCGAACACCGAAACCGTCACCATTGACGGCGTTTATTATCGCTTCACAAACGCGAGCGTGGACGCAGGCACCCCGGCCGGGACAAATGCGAACCCTTGGCTTGTGAAAGTTGAAGCGACAGCGGCGGCGTCCCTGACCAATCTCTATCATGCCGTCAACATGACCGGCGCGCCGGGGGTGACTTATTCAACGGCGTTGATGCCGAATCCGCGAGTGCAGGCATATGCCGCGACCGCAGCCGACTTGTTGGTTTCGGCCCGAGACGCAGGCGCGGCCGGAAATGCCATTGCTGTTGCCGAGACAGGCGCGAATCTCGCATGGACGACCGGCGCAACACTTATCAACGGCGGCACGCCGTCGCTTCGACAGGTGACAACTCCCGATGACGTCGGTGCGGTTTCCATCGACGTACTGAATTCCTATGTCATTGTCGTGCCGGTGCAGGGTCGCGGCGCCAACGGGCAATTTTGGTGGATCGAACCGGGCGAAACGGTCATCGATCCCCTGAATTTCGCAACGGCCGAACGCAGCCCCGACGCGATCAACCAGGTTCGGGTTTTCAGCGATCGATTCTGGCTGTGCGGCCAGAAGACGACCGAACCTTGGATCACGACCGGGAATATCGATGCGCCCATGCAACGCTTCAGCGGCATTCTTTATGACCGCGGCGCGTGGGAAGGAACGGCCGTCAAGGTCAAAGACAGCCTTATCGTGGTCGACGAAGACGGCGCCGTTTTTCAAATCGGGGGCGGCTTGCAGAGAATTTCCCGGCCTGATATTGAAGAGCGCATTCGGCGCGCGATGCAAAAGCAAGAGGCGATGACGCCGTAAGGGGAATTTTATGTCTATCGAGCATATGGACAATTGGAGTATTTACGGCAGTGATATCGCGCTGTTGCTCAATGGGCTCTACGCCAGCACGACCGGGATTTCGCTTCCCGTCGATCCCGACGGTATTTCGCCCGGCCGCGTGCTTCGATACGGCACGACAGGCGGTTTGTACGGCATCATGGCCGCACGCCGCGCTTTCGCGTCCGGTCCTGTCGCGGTCGCGGGGGCGGCGTTTCGGCAGTGGGTGGACGCGCTTCCGGCCGCAGGCAACGCGATTATCGGATGGGAATTCCGCGGCGCGGGCAACGAACGGCTTTGCACCATCGGCGTAACGTCGAACGGGTCGATTGCCTGTGGCGTCTGGCAGTCGGGCGGAAATACCGATTTCACCTTGTATGGCGATCTCATTCCGCGCGTCACGGCAAACGGCTGGTGGCACATCGAAGCGAAATATACGAAAAACGGCGGTGCAACATGCGATGTTGAAATTCGCGTTGAAGGGCAAACCGTGCTGAATATCGCCGGGGTGCCGTGCCGCAATATTCAGCCGGGCCAAAGCGGGCCGGGCGATTTCGAACAAACCAATAACCCGCCCGGAACCTATCTCAAGGATTGCGTGTGGTGGAACGGGCTCGGCGCGATCAACAATAATTTCATGGGGTCGGTGCTGGTAACGAGCCTGAAGCCGACGACTGACGTTGCCTTGAATTGGGCGAAATCGTCGGCGGCTTTTTCGGGTGCGCAGCTTATCGCCGATCTTGTCCCGACCAACGTACTGACGGCAAGCGGCGTGATTTCCAATGGCAATCAGGTGCGGCTCAACACCGTCTATTACAACTGGACGAACGGCAGCGTAAATGCGGGCGCCCCGGCCGGGACGTCGGCAAACCCGTGGCTGGTCGCAATGGGGGCTTCGACGGCCGACGCGCTGGCGAATATGTTTAAGGCCATCAATGCGTCGGGCGTCGCCGGGACGGATTACAGCACGGCCGTGGTCGCAAATCCGTTCATCGGTGCGTCGGGCGTCGATGCGACCCGGCTCGGCGTCGTGGCACTGGACGGCGTGACGCTTTATCCGGTCTTCGAAACCGGCGCCAATACCGCGTGGGCCGCGGCGGCGCTGTACGTCGGCGAAAATGACGTGTCGCTGATTACGGCGATCACGCCGCCCCCGGCCGCATATGTGTGCGAGCTTTCGAATTTGCCGCCCGATATCACTAGCGTGCGCGGCCTTATGTCGATCGTTCGCGCGATGAAATCGGACGGCGGCGACGGCACTTTGCAAGTCAGCCTGATTTCGGCGGGCGACGTCGATCTTGGCGCGGATCGCGCAATCACGGTCGCGCAAACCTATTACACCGATATTTCGGAATTGAGCCCCGATACAGGCAACCCCTGGACGCCGCTCGAGGTTGATTCCGCGCAAATGCAAATCAACCGGACAACATAAAATGGCGCTCACGCCTGAAATCCGCGCGGCGTTCGGCGGGACGCTGGTAACGGTCGAAGCGGTCGCGGCAAATGTCACGCTGCCTTTCGGCGGGACGCTGGTCGCGTTCGGTATGCCCGCGGATTTCATCAATGCCGCTTTCGGTGGCGTCGGCGTCGCTTATCGACAAGTCGCGCAAGGGATCGATGTTGCGCAAGGGGCCGTCCTCGCCGCGGTGCGTGGGCGCGTCTATGATCCCAAAGTGCGCGCATGGACCTTCACGCTGGACGGGCACGATTTCTATGTGCTGAAGCTCGGTAATGACGGGACAATCGTCTATGACGTCTTGGCGCAACAGTGGTACGAATGGGGCTCGGGCGAAGAACGGTTGTGGCGCGCATATTACGGTAATAATTGGTTAGGCGGTCGGAAATTCGCCGACGAGTACGGTTCGAATATTATCGTCGGCGACGACAGCAACGGCTCGCTTTATTTTCTCAACCCGCTCGGCAACGTCGATGACGACGCTTCAGCGGGCGCTTTGCTGCCCCGGCCATTCCTTCGGGAAATTATGGGTCAAATCGCCATGCGCGGCTACGATATGAAAAGCTGCTACGCGGTGAGTCTCATGGGCGCCATCGGCGAAACCAACGACGTGACCCTTACGGCGATCACGCTCTTTACGAGCGATGACGACGGGCACGCCTATGACGAACACGAAACGCTCAACGTCGACCCCGGCGACTGGCAAGCGCGCGTCGATTGGAATTCGGGGCTCGGCAGCTTCCAAGCGCCCGGCCGTCTTTTCTTGGTCCAGGATCGCGGCGCGCTTCAGCGTATCGATTGGCTGGATATGACCACCGACGAGGATTGACCGGTGGCCTCGCAATTTCTCCCTGAATTGGACGGCCAAGAGGCTATTATCGATCCCGAAACCGGGAAAGCGACCGCCTATTTTATGCGGTATCTGCTTGACCGCGGCGGCTTCCTATCAGCGATCGAAGCCGAGCTTGCCGGTGCGCAAATTCTAGCAGGCGGTGCGTTGTCGGGCGGGGGTCCGCTGCTTGCCAATCCGCCAACAGAAATTTCGCTTGACGCGCTTTTGCCGAGCCCGGCCGGGGTCTTCACGAACGCGAATATCACCGTCGATCAATACGGCCGGGTCATCACCGCGGCGAACGGCGGGGGTGGCGGGGCAGCAAACACATATTGGGGATGGGGATTTGTCGGTGCGACGTCGCCTCTTGCTGTTGCAGGATCGACCACGGCAACCCTAGGATCGGGCTCAATTACAGCAGCAATTCAGAATGCTAATCGGGCGAATTGGTATTGGTTCAATACCGGCCAATCGTTGCGTTCGATCACTTTCGATCTAGGCGCGGCCTATGTCATTAGCGGCGTTTTGGGCTATCAGGATATCGTCAGCGCAAACGGGGTTTGGCAGGTTCAATATTCGGATGACAATGTGACGTTTTTCAACATTGGCGGCACGATCACTTGGGGGGCAACTGCGCTCAACGTATGGACCTTTGTCAACAGCACCCCGCACCGATACTGGCGCATTGTGCAGACGAGCGGAACGACGTCAAATGCGGCATGGCAGCAAGGTTTCATGTTTCGTTGGGGTCCGGCTTGACGCACAGCTAGGATTGAGCTAGGCAAGCCGAGCTTCCCCGCCTTTGCGCGTTTTGTCTGATTACGGCCACCGGAAGCCTTTGGGTCGACCCAGGCAAGGTCCGCTAGGGGGCGGCGCGCAAATGCAACATTCTGCCATTATCGCAAAAGCCATCGACGAGAGCCCACTTAACCGCGGCCTTCGTGGTGCCGATTGGGTCGATGACCCCGACAGCACAGCCTTTGTCGAAGGGGCCGACGTCGTGCTTTTCGACCGTGACAGCGATGGCATTTTTGAAGCCCATTTCCTGCTTCAGTCGCGCGGCCGGGCGGCAATTGCCTGCATCAATCGCGCCTTTGACATGATGTTTCGGGACCAAGGCGCGAAAGTCCTTTTCGGCATGATCCCGACCATTCGGCCCGACGCTGTGCTTATGGCGCGCTGGTGCGGGGCGACCTTTCTCAAATCCCTGAATTATCGCGGCGATGACGTCGATCTTTACGAGCTGACCCGCGACCAATGGAGCGCCCGCAAATGTCATTCCTGAAGCCCAAAACCAAGGCGACCGCCACCAACACGAACAACGCCTTGCTGACGTCGACCTATTCGCCGTCCATGCAACAGGGCGTCGGCGCGCAGAATTTCCTTGGGTCGTTGCTCATGGGGACCGGCGACGTCGGCGCGGCGAACGCAGGATGGGACCAATATAAATCGAACGCAGGCTATGATAATGCGCTCCGCAATATCTCGCGCAGTGTCGTCGGCGGCGGGGCGGCTTCCGGCCTTCTCCGCTCGGGCTCGACGGCCAACGCACTTTTGAGCAAGGCGGGCGAGTATAATCAGGGCATGTTCAACAACTATCTCGGCCAGCTCTTCAATCTGACGAACGCCGGACAGAATGCCGGACAGATTGTCGCGAACGCCGGATCGGGGCAGCTTGTCAACAAGCCGTCGACCGCTGGCACCATCGCTTCGACCATCGGCGGCATTGCCTCGATTTTCAGCGACGAGCGCCTGAAGGAAGACGCGGTGAAAATCGCCGAGCTTTCGGATGGGCTCGGGCTGTGGAGTTTCCGCTATCTCGGCGGCGTCAAACGCTTCGTCGGCGTCATGGCGCATGAAGTCGCCCGGTTCCGGCCGTGGGCGCTCGGGCCGTCGATTGCCGGCTATCGCACTGTCAACATGGGAGCCCTGTAATCATGGCCCTGCCTTCCAATTTTCTCGGCGATTTGATCGCAGCCACGCAAGGCGGAACCGTCGAGCCGCAGCAGAATGCTTTCGGCCGCATCATGTCGGGCTTGGGCAATGACCCGACGCAGCTCCCCGACCTTGGCTCCGTTCAAACGCGCGGCATGACCGCGGCCGATGCCGGCGCCGCTCCGCGTATGCGGCGTTCGGTGCTCGACATGATCGGCGGCGCTTTCGGCAGCACGCGCGACGAAAATTCGCTGGTCAGCAAGCTTGGCGGATTGGCCGACGTCATCGCGACCGTGGGCGGTGCGCAGCCGCTTTTTCAGCCGGGGGTCGATGCCCGCTTGGCACGGTCCAACGCGGCCGAAGACCGAAAATTCGACATGGACAATCGGCCGCTTGAGCGCCGTCTTTTGGAACAGCGCGTGACGTCGGGCGACCAAGGCATTGAAGCCGGAAGCCTGGAGCTTCAGAACGCGCGCAACGCGCAGCTTGAAGGCGTCGGCGCTGGCCTCCGTCAAGTTTTCGGGTCGACCGGCGCCGAAGGGCTCGCGCACGCTTGGCCGCTTGTCGCACAGCAATTCGGGCTCGACGCCGAGCGCACGCAGCAAATCGGCGCGGCATTCGCCCAAGACCCCGAAGGAACGCTTAATGCGCTCTTCCCGGACCCCATGGTTGGCAAAGGCGGCTCGCAAGCGAAGGAAACGCAGATTTATGCGCTTTTGACCAAGCAAGGCACGCCGGAACAAGCCGCCGCCTATCTTCAGTCGTTGACTGATCCCAAGGCGCTGACCCCGTATCAGCAAGCCCAACTGGATTTGGCGCGCGAAAAATTCGGGTTCGACCAATATAAATTCGCCAATCCGCGACCGACAGCAGGCCAGCGCACGGCGAGCGCCAAGGAAGAAGCGGCGCAAGCACAGCGCGGCCAAGCGATCACTGGCGCCATGAATTTCCTCGACACGCTTGAGGAAACCGTGACGGCGCTCAACGAATCTGGCGGCATGTCGAATGAAAATCAGTCCATCGGCGATACTATCGGCGTTGCGGCGCGCGAAAGTATTCCGCTGGTCGAACGTCTTGCCAGCCCGAAGGGCTATGCGGCGCGCGAACGGCTCGACGGTCTGTTGACGCAAGGCGTCATGTCACTTTTGCCCATGCTGTCCGGCGTGACCATTGGTAGCAAAAACATGGACGCTGCGAAGGAAATGGAAAACCTGAAAAAATCCATTGCTTCGGCACGCAGCTATGAAGCCGCCATGGCCGCGATCAATCAATATCGGCAAAATCTGCGTTTTCAGCAGCAATCCGCCCCGGCACCGCGCAGCGCGCCCGCACCCCGTAGTCAGGGGGCCCCGGCACCGCGACAGACGGCGAAACCCCCGGCACGCGGCACCGTGCGGCAAGGCTACCGCTTTAATGGCGGCGATCCGGCCGACAAGAAGAATTGGACAAAGGTGCAATAATGGCTGGACCTTGGGACGACTATGCACCGGCAAAAAAGCCCGCTGCGCCTGCCCCGGCGAAAAAATCGTCATGGGATAAGTCGAAGCCGCTAAAATCGCTGTCGCCCCAGGAGCGGAAGGACAGCTTGGCCGCGCTTCGGCAATCCGACGCGGTGATGAATGCCGAGCTGAAGGGCTTGACCCCGCAACAGCGGAAAAAGGCGCTTGCCAACTATTATGCGAGCCCGACCATTCAGCGTCTTCGGCAGGAAGCGGGAATGCCGGCCGTCCGCACGCGGGATGAAGAGCTGGCTTCCATCGCCCGTAAGAAATTCCGTGACGAATCCACGCAACCCATGAAAATTGTGGATCGCAGCCAAGGCGACGACCGCAATTGGTTTCAGCGCACTTTCACATGGACCCGTCCGGCCACGGCTGAAGAAAAAGCGGCGGCAAAAGGACGCAAGCCCGGCGAAACCGTGCGTGTGGATAACCAAATGGGCTTGGAACAGTCCTATATCAACGCTTTCGGCCGGACGCTCTTCGGTGTGCCGGAACGTGTGATTGCCGCCTTTGAAGGGGATTCGGACGGCACAAAAAACTATGGCGAGCGGCTGAATGTTCGGCGGCAAGTCACCGATATGCAACGCGACCGGAATATTGTCGGCAATGTCGGCGGGAGCGTGGGCGGCGCAGTGACGTCGAGCGCCGGGGCAGCGGGCGCAGTCAATTTGGCAGGGCGCGGCGTGGCGGCACTTCCCGGTGGGCAGGCAGTCGGAAATTTCATCCAAAATCTGACGCGCCTTCAGGAAGGGCAAAAAGCTGGAAACGCGGCGCGCATTGTCGCGGCCGGTGCAGGCGGTGGCGGCGCACAAGCTCTTGGCGAAGGAAGCGACGTCACGACCGGCACCGTGACCGGCGCTGTTGCGGCGCCCCTGACCGTGGCGGGCTTCAAGGGCATTGAATGGGCTTCCCGGCCAGTTCGGGATTTGCTGCGCGCCAGCGGCGCGACTGGCATTTTGCGGCGTTTTACGTCGGCGACCCGCGAAGAAATCACGGACGCCATGAATGCGTTTCGTCAGCGCACCGGCCGCGAGCCCACGGTTTTTGAAGTCCTGCCCGATGGCGACCGACAGGCGGTGCAGCAGCTCTTGAAGAAAATGTCGGCACGACCGCGCGAACGGGCGACGGAGCTGGTGCGCGAGCGCGTCCGTGCGATGCCCGGCGAAATGGCCGGACGGACAGCAGAAATCACCGCTCCGCAGCAACGCTTCATGGCGCGCGATCTTGCGCGGGAGCTGGCCGAATCTCGGGCGCCCGGCGCAACGCCGACCCCGGAAGAGCTGGCACTTGCCCGGCAGGCGGTCACGAACCCAACGCGCATGGAAGAAGTCCGCAACACCATCAACGGCAATATCATGCGTCCGCATGACGATACGGTCGTGGTGCAGTCGATTGACGAGCTGGTTCCGACTGCGCCGCAAAACGTCAATGGCCGCATTGTCCAAGTTGAAAGCGACCCCGATATTTCGGCGATGATCCGGCGCGCGGCCGGAACCATGCGGCTGTCCAATAACGGCGTCACCGGGGCGAACGTCACCAATCTGCGCGCGGCGCTTCAAGATATTGCTGACCGTGGTGGCAATGAAGGTTTGATCGCCCGTTCGGCCATCGCACACCTTGACGACGTGGTAGCACGCGAGGCGCCGGATATTGCCGACGCGGCAACTCGTATGCGCGCCGCCAACACGGCGAACAAGACCCGGATGCAGTCCGAAGCCGAAGGCCGGAAAACGCGCGTGCAGGAAGACATTCCCGTCGACAGCCGTCTTGCTGGCTGGCGTTCCGATGCTGCCTATGAAACCGCGGAAGGTGCGGCCGGCCGGGCAGCGGGACAGCGCGCGAGCCTCATGAGGGATTTCGAAGGCACGCCGGGACAGGCCATCGGCCGCGCAAACGAAATCGCGGAAAGCCCCGGCGTTCAAAATGCCATTCGTGGCAACCTTGGTGCCGGTGCAGGCGATGAAGTTGCCGACATGGCCGACGCACAGTCGGAAAGCTTCCGCCGCCTCGCACGGCTGCGTCAGCCGCAGGCCGGGGAAAGTCAGGATATGGATTTTGGCGACCTTGCCATGTCCATGTCGCTGCTTTCGCCGACTGCGCTTGTGCGGACGAAATCGCAAGCCGTGGGTACGCTTCTGCGCGTTTTCGCCGGAATTCCCGAAGGCCGAGCAACGCAAATCGTCAACGCGCTTTTCTCGCGCGAGCCGGAACAAATCGCCCGCGCCTTGCGTATGCTCGACAGTGCCGGCGAACGCGGTCAACGTGCGCTGCGCGATATTGTCGCGTCGGTCGCCGTGGGCAGTCAGGCGGGCGAAATGGTCAACAATGTGGACGAGAGCCGCGTAGCGTCCGCCCCCGACCTTCCTCCCGCTTCGGAAGCCCCGGCGCCGGACGCTGGTAGCGAAGAGCCGGGACCGTGGGACGCCTATGCGGGCGAGCAAGCCGAAAACCGCGTTCCCTATGGCCGTGCGGCCATTGAAGGGCTGTTCCCCGGCGTCGTGGTGACGGACGATGAACGCGACCCCAATTCGGCGCTCGGTCGGGCAAATCCCGACAGCTATCACAATTCGACGGATGGCGCGGTGGACGTGCGCCCGATCCCCGGCATGACCTTTGAAGAATTCATCGCCACAATTCAGGACCAAGGCTATGAAATCGTCGAAGCGATTGACGAAGTGAACAACCCTTCAGGCCACGCGACCGGGCCTCATTGGCATGTGGTGCTGGCATGACGAACGAAGAAATCATGGACCGCTTCGACGAAGGAAACAGGCATTTTGCGGAAATTCGTGGGCAGCTCGCGGACGTCCTGAAGGCGCTTGAGCCTTTGCCGCAAATGAAGCTCGACATTGAAGACGCGAAAAAGGATTCCGAAAAGGTCAAAGACCTGGTGGAAGCGTGGAACGCGGTCAAGACGGGCGGAAAATTCATCAAATGGGTAGCGCCGATTATTGGCGGTATCGTCGGTGGATGGGCCGCACTGAAGGCCGGAATGACAGGATTTTTTCGATGAAACCGAACGGCAAACAGCTCGATCAAATGGCGCGCAGCAAGGGGTTCAAGGACTATGCACAATGGAGTGCATGGAACGCGAAATATGGCCCAGGCGCTCGGAAAAAAGGACGTTCGCAAATGCCGAACGACCCGCAGCCGCGCAATGTTTTCGAGAAAATCTCCATTCATCCGGCGTCGATTTTGCGGAAAGTCAGCGACAAAATCAACGCCGCCGTAGGGAACAAATGACATGACCCAGGTTATCGAAGCCACCAAGGGCAAAATTCGCGATTTGCCTATCCAAACCAAGCTCCGGGATATTTTGGAGGATGCAGGCGCCGCGGCGGGCGTTGACATTGTTCGCGTGACGTCGGGCGGGCAAGCGGCCAAGGGCTCGGGCGGAAAGCGCACCGGATCGACGCGGCACGACAATGGCAACGCGGCGGACCTTCAGCTTGAAAAAGGCGGCAAGGTGCTCGATTTCACCGTTGCGGGCGAACGCGCGATCATCGCCAAATTCGTCACTTCCGCCGCTTCGCTCGGCGCGACCGGCATTGGCGCGGCAACCGACTATATGGGACCGCGCACCTTGCACATTGGCTTTGGGACCAAATCGGTGTGGGGAGCGGGCGGCAAGGCAGTGAACGCGCCGCAATGGCTCAAGGATGCCGTATTGCAGGGCTGGAATGCTCCCGCTGCATCCCCGGCGCCCTCGACGGTCCTGAAGCGCGGCGACCGGGGCGACGGCGTGAAAGCTGTCCAGGAGAAGCTATTTTCCTTTGACGGCATTTTTGGCGCCGTGACCGAAGCGGCCCTGAAGGCGTTTCAGACGTCGAAGGGCTTGCCGGCAACCGGCGTGGTCGATGCGGCGACCCGGAAGGCGCTCAAGCTCTAATGGACAAGGCGCGCGCTTTTTTCCGGTGGCTCGGCTATCCGTTCCATGTCGGCGCGAATTTTCTGCGCGCGCTGGTCAATTTGTCGCGCGTGCAAATGCGGGCGATTTTCTCGCTGGCGATGCTCGGCGGGATTATCGCCCTGTCGTTCCAAAATCTCGGCCTCATGTTCATGGTCGACAAGCGGGCGGCAAGCACGGAATCGCTTTTCGGGCAAATGGCGCTCAATCAGCAATGGTGGAACAATGCCATCATGGCAGGCTTCGCCGCAATTCTCGGCATGGTCGTGTGGGGCGCCGATTATCTCCGCGCGAAATACGGCGGCGTCGAAGTGGAAGCAGGCGACGGCGGCAAGATGAAGGCAGGCGGCGCGGCGCCGATTGCACCTGTCGAGCCCGCGACACCGCCTATAGGGGATGGAGACACAGAATGACTTGGCTCACTGCAAAATCGCTCTTCGGCGCCCCACGCTGGCTTCTCGGGCTCGGCATTATTCTGGCGCTCGCGTCGGTCGGTGCGATCATCGCAGGCAATATCGACAGCACGGTCAAGACGATTAGCACGACGGCGCGCGATGCCGGAAAAGCTGAAGCCGTGTCGGCCGGGCAGGCAACCACCTTGGATCAGATTGGAAAGTCCAATGACGCAGCTACGAAAATTCGCGATAACCGCGGTCTTGCTCGCTTCTGTCAGTGCGTGCGCAATGCAACCGAAGACACCGCCCGCAACTGCGTCCGATTCCTCCCGGACGAGCCTTTGCCTTCTCAACCTGTCGATCCCGACCGCAGTTGCCCCGACTGAAGGCGCTGACGACCCCGGCAACAAATTCGACAGCGAACCGACCGTGCTTCGGATTTTCGAAGTCATGGGGATGATCCGGGCAGCGTGTAAGCCTTAGCGGTCGCAATCCTCGCAAGGGCAGTCGTCATCCTCGCAATAGGTCGGCACCGGCCAAATGTGGATGACGACCAGCACGAAAACGATGCCGACGATGAAGCCTAGAATTTGATCCGGGTTCATAGATACTTCCTTCCATATTCTGCGATCAGCGCCGCTTCAGCTCGGCCGTCGTCCTTCTCGCGTTTGAGTTTCGGGGCCGTGGTCGGGAAAAGCGTGCGGCACTTCTCGCGGCTCGCTCCCTTGCTGCCATGAAGCAAGCCAAACTTCGGCTTCCATACCGCAGGCGTGACGAATTCGACGCGCGGCCGGGGCCGGGGGCTTAGTGCGATCGCATGGGCGAAGCGCAAGGTGCCGCCGAAGTTGAACATGCTTTGCACGCCCTGTTTCTTGCCGTTCTGCCCGGCCGTCACCAGCTCAAGCATGACCAAATCGACCCCGGCGAGCACCAGCGCATTGACCCAAGCGTCCTGCCATTCCGTCCACGCGGGAACGGTCTTGACCGTGTAGCCGCTCTTGTTGGTCCGCGACGGGGTTTTCGTCTCGATCACCGGCACGTCATGGAATTCGACCGACCCGTCAGGAAAGAGGATCGCGAGCGCGCCGGCCTTGCCGGGGTCGATGCCGGCGACGATCACGACAATTCTCCAATGCGGATTTTGTGGACGGTTTCGAGATAATCGACGTCGACCGGCAGCACAGCGATAGGTGTATCAGGATGCAGGAATTTCTTTGCGGCTGCATATGCGTCTTCGACGCTCGGATAAGTCTTATGGCTGTGGACATACCATTTTCCGCACGGCGGTTTATAGAAAAGCACCAGCGTTTGAATATTCGGGTTTATGCCTTTCGGCGAACCCGGCATTTCTGGAAAATCAGAATGGGCAGTCATCGCCATAATTCCTTTTGATATAGGGCGCCAGCCATGCGGGCGGCAAATAAAACGGCACTTCAGACGGCGTGCGCTCGGGCAACGGCTCGGGCTCGTATATGCCTTTGCGAACCAGCAGCCAATATTGCCGGTGCAAATTCGACTGCGCTGGCGTCCGGCCGGGCCGAGCATCGCGCAAGCGGTTATTCTCGGCGAGCGTTTCCGGCTTCACATGCTCCACGCAAAGGGTCGTCGGGCCGCAGGGGCAATTATGGTCGACCTGAAGGCCGTCAATGTCGAAACCGTGAATATGCTCGGCTGACCAGCGATGGGCGGCGACCTTCTCACCTTCGAACCAAAAGACGCCGTAGCGCGGCCCATGCCCGGCACCGGCCGACGTGCCACCAATCCACATGACGCAGCCGGTAAAAGGGTCAAATGCCAGCTTCTCGACGAACCTTTCCATAGCCGGACGCCATTGGCCGTTCGCCTCGCCGAACATCGGATTTTGAACGCCGGGGGCAAACCGGCCGCGCGCGCCCCGCTTCATTTTCCTGCTTTCCTCATGAAGACCCATTTCGGCCGCAAGTCTTCGGTTTCCCACACTCGCCGGCCCGTCCAAGAGTCGGTAGATTCGCCGCGCGTGCGCTTGCATCCATATCCTTGCGTTGTCGCAACGTTGATCCAGCCATCCCGTCGATAGCATTCGCCTGTGCGTGCATGATCACCTTCCTGTGGAATTTCGACAAGGGTTTCATGCGCCAGAACGAAATCACCATATTTCAGGAACCAATCAAGCTCGATTTTCCTGCGATATTCCTTGATCACACGCTGCACAAAATTGCGAAATGGGTAGGGCTTTTGGACGTGATAGAAGAGATTGTTGACGATATTGGTTAGGCCATGAGGCTCGCGAATATGGGCCTCGGCAAAATCCTTGCGGCCCGGCAAATGCTGTGGAGTAGACCCGCCAACAATCCCACCAAAATAGGCTTCATTGACCATGATCGCATAGCAGATATTTCGCCCGACAAAGCCTTTTGGCTTCGAATAGTGGTTTTGCATATTGACAAGCAACCGGGGATCGGTTCGCTTTATTTGCTGAAGTTCGATCATGCTTTTTGATACCGATAGAATTTATCGACGCTTGCCTTGATCCGCAGCCGGCACGCAATGGCCCAATCCGGCTCAAATTCCAT